TCAATCTGCCGTCTGCGACACCAGTCTCCACCACGCCTGCCACCCGCTCACCTGGTCGATGTACTCGCGGCACTGCTCGTAGTTGCCGGCGACGGTGTCGAGGGCAGCAGCGTCTGCAACGGGCGGGGCGCTGCCAGCAACCACGCGGGCGGTGTCGGCAGGTTGGCCGGTTGCGGCGGCGTCGTGGAGCAGGCGCCAAGCGCCGTCGAGCTCGCAACGGCGATCAGCAGGGAGTTGCGCATAGCGGATTACCTCGCGGGTGATGATGCGGTCTTTCGGGCGCTGCGCGGTGCGGGCGGCCTCGAGGGCGGCGGAGAGGCGGTCGACGGCGCCTTGTCGCGCGACGATTTCGCCGGCGTAGGCGAGCGCCTGGTCGAGCTTTTGCTGCGCTTGGTCGCCCTGCTCGACGTGCCGGCCGTAGGCGAACGCGCCCGCGTGCGTGCCGATCAGCAGGATCACGCCGCCGAGGACGGCGTACGGGTGCATCGATCAGCCGCCGATGAAGAGCCGCAGCCACATGCGCTGTATGACGGCCGCCGCGCGCAGGTTGGCGACGGTCACCTCTTCGATGGCCTCGCTCCAGCGGCAGGCGTCGGTGATGGGGCGCTGCCGGGTCATGCGGTAGCGGGCGAGGTCGGTGATGGGGCGCTGCCGGGTCATGCGGTAGCGGGCGAGGTCGGTGATGGGGCGCTGCCGGGTCATGCGGTAGCGGGCGAGGTCGGTCACGATGGCGGTCTTCATCAGTCTTCTCCCATGCACATTTTGTATTCGGCCTGGCGGCGCACGGTGAGGCCGCGCAGGGGGATGAGCGGGCACTCGAGCTTTCCGGTGCGCGCGTTGCGGATCTTCGGTTTGGTGCAGTCGCGGAACTTGTCGAAGTCGAGGATCGTGCGACAGGCCGCGTCGTACCGTCCGGCTGCGAGCTTGTCCGGGATTGACGACGCGCAGACGGCACCGGCTCCGACGTTGTAGGCAAGGGAGACGAACGCCGAGAACTCGTGCGGGTACATCGGTACAGGGGCGCAGCGCTTGATGGCTTTTTCGGACGCGGTGGCATCGCGCAGCAGATCGACCAAGGCGCGCGGCGGCGTCGTGGCGTCGGCGAGCTTGACCGGCGAGCCATCGGCGTTGCGGGTGGTGCCGAACCCTTTGGTCGGGACGTCGCCGGGGACCGGGGGGCGGGCCCGCTCGATGTAGCCTTCGTGCAACGCGAGGCCGACCAGCGCCGCGGCGGTGAGCGTGAGCGCGCCGGAGACGAGGCGCGGACTATTCATCGCTGTCGTCCTCGAGCTGCGCGCGGGCGCGGGCGATCTTGAGGTGCTCGCGCTTGTACCACCACGTGATCACGGCGTTTGTCACGAACGCGAGGCCCGCGATCGCGAGGCCGCCGAGCGCGGCGAATTCGTTCGCCGTCATACCGAGAATGACCGTGCTGCCGGCTGCGGTGTAGGTGATTGCGGCGGATGCTTTGTCGGGCATCGGTGGCTCCTTCTTCTTGTTCAAATCTCTTGATCGACTCCGGTCAGCGCCGGCGCCGGCCCTTCGATCACCCCGCCCCGCACATACACATGCTCCCCGACCGTCGCCTCGCCCCGCGCGCGGATCGTCGCGCCGTCGATGAGCTGAACGGTGACGCCGTCGGCGGTGACGGCGGTGACCTGGCCGGCGTCGAGGGGCTGGCCGGGGATGAGGCGCAGGAGGCGCTTATACGGATTCATGTTCGTGGGTCTCGAGGCGGATGGACTGCCACAGTTCGGGGAAGCGCTGTTCGATCTGGACGGCGCGCGTCAGGCCGATATGCGGGGTGCCGCCCTCGGTGTAGCGGACGAGTTTGCCCGGCTGGATGATGCCGGTCTCGGGGAGCACGGGCAGGCGCAGGGTGATGTGCGCCTGGCGGCCGGTGTCGCCGAGCGCTGCGGTGCCGCGCTGCAGGGTCATGGCGGGGTCGGTGGCGAGCGGGTCGACGATGGTCTGGGCGTTGCGGTCGGCGGCGGTGCCGGCGCGGCGGATGCGGTCGCGGCGGCCGGCTTCGCCGCCGGCGATCCAGACGGCGTTGTACGCGGGCTTGTCCTGCCATTCGATGCCTTCGACTTCGCACACGTCCTCAGGCAGGTCGATGTCGGGCGTCTGGGTCGGCCAGTGCCACGGGGCGACCGGGTAACGCGGCAGGATGATGAGGGTCTGGTCGGTGTCGTGCGCCTGGACGTAGGCGCCGGCGGCCTCGGCAATGCGCGTCGCGGCGTCCATGTAGGTGCCGGTGTGGCTCCAGCTGCCCGCGGGGACGAGCCAGTCGGTGACGCGCCAGTCGAGATCCCAGCCGATCGAGACGCCGTTGACCATCAGCGCGTCGTCGAGGAGCTGGCGCGCGGTGCGGGCAGTGGCGTTGTAGCGGGTGGCGACCGGAGCGTGCGGGTCGGCGAGCCACGCGGCGCGCCCTCGCCCGCTCACTTTCAGCCAGGCTTCGCCGAAGCGCCGGTCGCGCGCGAGGCGCTCGACGACGAGGTGCAGCGGCGTGCCGTTGAGGGTGGCGACGAGCTCGACGTGATCACCTATGGCGGGCGAGCGCACGAGCGGCATCGAGGCCGCGGGCAGGCTCGCGGACCAGCCCCAGCACCACGAGTCGGCGTCGAGCGACGCGGAAAAATCCTGCACGTCGACCGGCTCGCCGGTGTCGGCGCGCACGAGCGAGAAACTGTTGATCACGACATAGCACTCCTGGATGGGGATGACGACGGTCCCGCCGGTGGCGGGCGGGCAGCCGAAGACGAGGCGGGTGGTGCCGTCGGCCGCGCGGCAGAACACCAGATGCACCGGGCTGCTGTACTGCGCGCCGGGGGGCGGTTCGGGCCACGGCCAGGTGGCCTGCCACCAGCCGACGGGCAGCGGGAGCATGTGCGCGTGGCGGGCGGCGAGCGGTGCCGCGGTGGGCTGCGCCTGGTGGTGGCCGGCGCGGGCGCGGGCGGTCGCCGGGGTGGCGTGGGCGTGGGGGACGGCGAGCGCGCGGCGGGTGCGGATGCGCTCCTGTTGCGCGAGGCGTGCGCCCTGCGCGGCGGGCGTCGCGTGGCGGGCGCGCAGGCGGACGGGGCGGCGGGCTTTGAGCGTGTCGGCGTGCGGCAGTGCTGCGGCGTGGCCGAGCGGGCGGGCGTGCTGCGCTTTGATGCGCGAGCGGCGGCCGGCGCGCGTCATCTGCTGTTGCGCAGTGACGCAGGCGGTCGCGAGCGGCGCGGCGGATTGCTGGCGGGCGCGCATAGGCGTGCGGGCGGGCTGCATCGGCTGCTGGCGCGCGACGAGGCCGCGGGCGGCGGGCGGGGTGTGCGGCCACGCGGGGGCGCGCAGGCCGGGGCCGACGTCGGTGATGAGGTCGAGATCCTGCACGCCTTCTGCGACGGCGGCGAGCGCGGGCAGCGTCGGAGCCGGCAGCGAGGCGGCGACGGTCGCGGTGCGGGTGGCGTCGAGCGCCGCGAGGGTGATGCCCGGCAGCGTCGGCGCGGGGAGCGCGGCGGCGAGCGTAGCGTCGATGACAGCGGCCGGGGCGACCTGGTCGCCGACGGCGGCGAGGGTGAGGCCGGGCAGCGTCGCGGGCGGCAGGGTTGCGGCGACGGTCGCGGTGATCGTCGGGTACAGCGGCGGCGTGTAGGGGCCGAAGACGAGCGCGACCGCGCCGGGGGTGGGATCGACCGGGCGCGCGAAGACGAGCTCGACCGACGGCCGGTAATGCGCGAAGACCAGATCCACCGGGCCGGGCGTGGGCGTGACTTTGCGCCAGTGGATCAGTTTTGTCATGGCCGGTGATCAGCCCTGGAAATGGGCGGACGTGATGCGCACGAACGCGCCGGCGACGAGACTTGTGTCGGCGAGCTTGATTTCGCCGGCTCCGGCGGTGTCGGAGACGGTGCAGTCGCCCCACACCGCGCCGGCCGCATCGAGCACGCGCGCGCACCCGGCGACGCCGTCGTCGAACGCCTGGCCTTCGATGGGTGCTGCGAGGTCGATGCGGTACGTTGCGGCATCGATGCTGCCGACTGCGGCGTCGAGATCGACAGCGGCCAGCAGCGTGCCGGTGGCGGGGTCGGTGCCGGTGTAGAAAAGGATCGCGGCGGGCGCGGGGTTGGCGACGAGGAGGTCGAACGAGGCCTGCAGCGCCGGCAGGCGGGCGGCTGCGTCGCGGGCAGTGGCGTGGGCGGTGGAGAGGATCATGGGTTATTCCTCCACACTCGGGACGAGGTTCAGCTTGATGACGGGGTCGTGCACGCCGGTGTGGTCATAGGCGATGACGTGGTATTTTTTGGTGGGGTCGAGGTTGTCGAAGTGCCAGTCGCCCGCGGCATCGGACCAGCACCAGTCGACCAGGGTGTTACTCGGGAAAACCTGCCCGTGCGCGTTTTGGCTGACGAATAGCTGCACGCGGCGCGGGACGGCGGCCTCAGGCGTCCCCGCAATGGTCGTGGAACCGAACAGTGCCCCGGGCCGTACCAGGGGTTTCAGGGTGACCGTTTTGGCGAGGATGGTGAGCAAGCTCATCGCCACGGCCCCGTAACGTCAAGCGCGACAAAACTTCCATCCGGGGTGGAAACGTTTTCCCCGACCGCTACTTTTAGATACCACCGTCCATCCACTCCCTCACTGACGGTGCGGGTTATATAGTCCGTTTTACGCTCCAGGCCGACCAGGAGCCCGGGGATACTCGCGCGAATGGCGTTTGCGTGAAACGCAATCTGAGGCGCGAAGGTCAGCTCGCCGGCCACGGGCGGCGCACTCGAGTAGCCCCCTGCGGAATTCACGTTCATGGCAATGTTCCTCGTCACGGCCGCGCCCGCGGCCTGATCCGCCCCTCTGGCGAAGTAGCACCCGGTCTGGTATTGCATGTTCATTACGGTGGCATTGGCATGACTCGGCCATGCCGGTGATGCGGCTGCCGCCGCGGATATGGCGCAGTGGTAGGCATCAGCAGCGAACAGAGGTACTGCGTCGCCAAATCGAAAAACGTCAGCGTGGGGATAACTCGCAGTCCAAACCGGCAGGAAATGGATCATGCTGCCGTCGGCGACGAGCGCCCAGGATCGCGACGCAATGCCCGCCGCGTTGGATTTGGGCCAGGAATACGCCGTGGCAGCGCACTGCGCGAGCGTCGGGAACAGCCCGTCGCCGGTGTCAGCGTCGGTCATGTTCTCGTAGCCGCGCACCCGCGTGTACTGCGCGTGGGCGTCGTCCAGCCGCAGATACAATTGCGTGGTATTCGTGTCGATCGACTGATACACCCCTTTGTTCGTCGCCGAAAACGGCTTCGCCCACCCCGCCGGGGCGCGCTTGCAGGTGATCGTGCCAGTGGCGGTGCCGTCGGCGATGCCGGGACAGAGGAACGTGAAGGAGGATGCGCCACTCGTGGCAATCCTCCATTCCGCGTTCAGCGCGGCCGGCGTGGCGCCGGCGAGCTGGATGACGACGTGCTGCTCGAACGGATTGCCCGCGCTCAGCGACACGGTCGCGACACCCCCGGCGACGGCGATGCTGTCGACCGCGCGGCTGTCAAAGCCGTTGATCAGGCACGCGTCGAGCAGTTCGATCAAGGCGCCGGCTTCGCCGCGCAGGACCGGCCCGTTCGCCATGCCGCTGTGAAACCATTTGACGCTGGTATCGGCTTTCGCCATTCGTTGTTCCTCCGGTTACGGTCTGTCGATGTTGCCCAGCGCATACAGCTCGCAGCCGTCCGCCCCGTCGCCCGCGGGCTCGTCGGACTGCTGGATGCTGCGGGCGATCCAGATGTCGGCGAGTGCGCCGACGGTATTGATGCGCACGACGTTGCCGGCCGACCAGCCGCCGCCGTTCGCGGCGACCGGGATCGACAGGTACGGCACGCCGCCGCTGCCATCGGTGTTGCGGGTGCGCGGGTTGATCGGCGCGATGTCGGCGGTGAACGGGCCGGAATAGACCAGGCCGCGGCGCTCGCCGATGAGTTCGACGTTCGTCGTGCTCGTCCAGCGCAGCAGCCAGCGTTCAGTCTCGGCGCCTTCGTTCGTGACGCTAATCGGGTGGGCGATGGTGTCGAGGGTTGCTGTCGCTTCACTGCCCACGAGCGCATCCGACCACGTGCCGGACCAGGTGGCCTGGTCCCACGTCGCGGAGACGCGCGCGCGGCGGTCGCCGTGGATCAGGCACGAGGCGACGATCGACTCCCCCGCCGGATAGGCATGCGTGAGCGGGCGGGCGAGCGTGAGCTGGCCGCTGATCTGCGCGTCGGTGATCTGGCGCAGGTCGGCGACGGTGTGGCGCACGGTGACCGGCATCGCGATGCCGGTGACGTCGGTGAAGGTGACGATGCCCGTGGCACGGTCGAGCGTGTAGCCGGTGGCGACGCTCGCGCCGGTCGCATCCGTGACGCGCACCCAGGCGATGCGGGTGCGGCCGCAGTCGATCGTGCCGCCGTTGATGACGGTCTGCGGCGCGGCGTCGGCGGCGTGCATGACCATGACGACGTCGCCGGGCCGGTAGATCGGCACTCGGCCATCGGAAGGCAGGCGCACCGGGTCGATGCCGAGGATGTCGGCGTCGAGCGGGAGGTAGGAGTAGGCGACGGCGTTGTAGCGGATCGAGGCGGGGTCGACGGGGGCGGTGAAGACGACCGACGAGACGCCGAACTCGTAATTGACGCTGCCGGAAGCGAAACCTGCACCCGCAACGACGCCGTCGGCATCAGCGACGCCGTTGATCTGGCCGAGCCCTTCGGCAACGGCAGTGATCGACACGGACTCTGGCTTCAGCGGCGCGAGCTGGGTGCGAAACACGGCGGTGGTGGTGGTCCAGTCGCCGTAGCGGCCGAGAGCCGACGTGATGACCGGCGTGCCGCTGGCGTTCGGCGCAGCGTAGGTCACGGTCGCGCGGCGGGTGGCGTAATCGACCGACCCTGCCGGCATGCCCGAGCCGGTGACCGGGTCGATGTCGGCGTACAGCGTGCCGTTGCGGTCCTGATACGTTTTGCCGCCGTAGGTGAATTCGAGCGAGTTCGGCACCAGCGTGATCGGCAGCGTGTCGATGCGGATCGTCGGCATGCCTTCGGGCGTTTCGCCGGCCGGGACGGTGATGTTCGCGGCGCCGGGGGAGGCGCCCGCGGCGAGGACATAGGACAGGTCGTCGAGCGTCGCAGGCACGCTCGGGCCTGCGTCATATGTCCATGCGTTGCCGCTCCACTCGCTCAGCGATACGACAACGCTGCCATTGACGACGATCTCGCCCGTGGCGTAATCGACACTGCCGAGCACGACCGTGCCGCCGACGTAGTACGAGCCGCCACCGACGAATTGCGGTTCAGCGCTGAACGGGTTGAGCTTGAGATTGCCCGCGCCGTCGTCGTACAGCATGCCGCCGCCCATCGAGCCGTCGGGCAGATCGAGCCGGATGTGCGCCCGCACGCCATAGATCGCGAGCGCCGCGCCGACATTGACGGTGTTGGAAGCCGGCGTCCCGGTGGTTGCAGGCGCCTTGGTGTAGGCGACGCCGATGTTCGTCCCGGCGTCGGGCATCGCGACCGGTGCGAACGTGATGCGCGGCGCGGCGTAATCGACGGTGCCCGAGGCGTCGCCGGTGAGCGCGCCGCTGCCGTTGTCGCTGGCGGTTTTCGCGACGGCGCCGGCCTGCCAGGTGAGCACCAGCGTGCCCGGCTTGATCGGGTCGGTGAGGGTCGGCGCGGCGATGATCATTTCGGCCGCAGGCGCGGCCTCGGGGACCAGCGACACGTAATGCACCGGGCTGCCCCACGTCATGATCACCGTGCTGTACGCATCGGGGAGCGCGCCGAGCGTCACCGACATCGCGCCGGTGGTGTAGTTGATCGTTCCGGCGCCGATCGACGGATCGGAGCCGACGAGCTGCCCGCTGCCGTTGTCGAGGAGCTCGTACCAGTTGTCTTGCGCGCGATACGCGACCGACAGCGTACCCGGCGCGGGGATCGGGGCGAGCGTCTCGATCCAGTTCAGGCGGCGGTTCTCGACGGTGACTTCGCGCCCGAGCGTGTGCGCCTGCTGCGCGATGTCGACGTCGCGCGTGCCGGCGCTCATCGTCACGACGACGGAGGGGTTCAGCACCTGGTTGACGAGGGGTGTTTCGGTCTGCGCGGACGGCACGAGCTTGGTGAACTGGCTCGCGGCTTTGACTTGCAGGTCGCCGATGTTGGCCGCAACCGCGAGCAGCTGCGCGCCGAAATAGCGCGTCGCATCGGCGACGGTGGTGTTGCGGATGCGCGTTTCGCCGGCGGTGTATTTGTAGTCGCCATCCGCGCGCTTGATCGAGTGGCCTTTGAAATCAAAGCGCAGCGCGTCGGACAGCGTCAGCGTGACGATCCAGCGCGAGAAGCCGATGTCGCTGCCGTCGGAAGCGGTGCCGTCGACGAAGAACTGCTCGGCGTACTGCACTTTGATGACGCGCACGTACTGCTCGACTTCGCCCTGTACGCCTTCGTCGGCGACGAGGGCCAGCGTCTTGCCGACCGGCGGCAGTACGGAGCCCACTTTCTGAATCACATTGATCGCGCGCATGCCCTGGATGTGGTTCTCATACAGGTAGCCGGCCCACATCGGGCCCTTGTAGAGGTAGGCCTCGACGCGGTCGGCCGCCTGCACGCGGGTGTCGAACGGGTCGCCGCTGGAAAAGAGCGTGTAGCCGAGCGCGTCATCCGTCGGCAGCGCCGTGACAACGGTTTTCGCGCCGCCGTAGAGGTCGGTCGAGAGCGTGCGCACGGCGAGGAAAATCTTGCGCAGGTTGAAGCGGCCGTAGGCGCGGTCGAGGTCGGAGATGTCTTCGAAGACGTTGTTCATGACGCCGTCGGTGATGACGTTTCCCGTGGCGGCGCCGCCGCCTTCGGGGACGTCGTCCATGACCTGGCTTTCAACGAAGACGATGTTTTGTTCCTGGATGGGCATGCGGGGTTAAACCTCGATCAGGGGAAGCGTGACGCGATACTTGCTCGCGTCGGTCATGTCGGCGGCGGGGCGGACGGGGGCGGCGATGAAGTCGCGGTCGGCGTCGAATGCGACGGTGAAAGTGCGGCCGTCGGCGAGCGTGAGCGTGTAGGTCGCGCCCGGGACGTCGGCGAGGGCGCGCAGCGAGAGCACGGTGCCGCGCGTCACCCAGCCGCCGCGCTCGCTGCTGGCGAGGGTGATCGGGCGGCCCTTGAGCTTGACGCCGAGCTGCACGAGGCGCGCGCCGGTGAGGCTGCGGGTGGTGGCCTGGGCGACGGGGTTCCAGGCGAATTCATCGCTCCACCAGACGTCTTCGGGGATCGCGACGGTGCCGAGGATGTGATGGCGCATTTATGAGGCCCTCATGGACGAGGATTCGAGCGCGGCGATGAGGCGGTCGGCGTCGGTCGGGGTGGTGAAAACGGGGATGTTGCCGCGGCCGCCGATGTTGAGATTGACCTGGACGGTGCGTTCGACGGCGCGCGGGCCGGGGGCTTGGGCGCCGGCGCTGGGGGCGCGGGATTGGGTTTCGCCGGAGACGGAGCCGCCGCGGGGCGTGGTGCGGGGTTTGCCAGCCCAGAGTTCAGCAAGTAGCGCAGCATCTTCTTCTGCGCGCTGCTTGCTCTTTTCTCGCCGGCGCCTGATTTCGTCGTCGGCCCCTTCGCGCACCCCAGGGTTATCGTGGTAAGCGGCGGCGGCGCTCAATTCTTCGTCCCTCCACTCCGACCAATTGGATCGGGTGAGGATGCTGTCCACGTCGGATTCCTGCTCAGATGCAGCCGCGGCCGCTTTCTCCGCCGCGGCCTCTGCCGCCTTACCCATCGCGGCCAGCTCGGCAGCAGACTTCTGCGCTTCGGCGCCGATCTGGCCGGTGGCAGCGGCGGCTGCGCTCATGCTCTGCACGATGACCTTGCCGGCTTCGTCGGCGGAGACGCGCAGACCGTTGTTCGAGGCCTCCACCTGCAGCGCAGAGGACACGACACCGTTGTTCGCGGCGACGGCGCGATCGGCATAGGCCTGGAAGGCCTGCTGCAGTTCTCGGGCACTCCCGGTGCCGCTGTCGCGGATCCGGTCGAACGCGGCGCGGGCGCGGTCGGCCGAGTCCTTGAGCGTTCTATCGGTGACAACACCGAGCTCCTTGAAAGCTTCGGTGACGCTGTTGATGCCGGGGGTGAGTTCGTCGGCCTTGGTGTTGATCTGGGCGAGGGCCGCGGCGACCTGGTCGCCGGCGAGTTTGCCTTCCGTGCCGAGTTGCTCGACCAAGGTCTTGAGCGCGGCCAGTTCGGTCGGGTTCGCGGCAGCGGCCAGCATCTTTTCGACGCCCTGCTGCACGACCGATGCGGCGTTGACGCCGCGTTCTTTGAGTTCGTCAAACTGCCGGGTGATGACGCCGACGTTGTTGGCGCTTTCGATGAACTTGGCCGACATGCCCGTGAGGGCTTCGCTGGCGTCGATGCCCAAACCGGTGAGGGCTGCACGCAATTGTGCGTCGAGGGCGGTAGCGAGCATGCCGGCTTCGGCGGCCGTGCCCTGGAACACCATGCGCGCGGTGTTGCCGAACGCGACCAGTTCTTCGCCACTGAGCTTCGCGAGCGCCTGCTGCCACGCTTGCTCGACCTGCTCCGCGGAAATCTTTCCGTCAGCCTGCAGTTGGATCAGCGCTTGCCCGAGCCCTTGTACGCCGATGAAGCTGTCCGGGGAGAACGTCGCCAGGAGTGCGGTGAAGGATTCCTGAACGGTTTTGCCTTCGGTGGCAAGGGCGTGGAATTGCGCGACGAGTTCTTGCGAGCGCGTCTGCAGCACGGCCTGCGCGGCCGCGCCCGCCATCCAGCTCGCGGAGGCGGCGTCGAAATGGATCTGGCCGGCAGCGATGGCAGCATCGAGCGCCTGCATGCTGGTGACGGTGACGCCGGTCTGGGCGGAGATGGCTGCCAGGCGTTGGCGGATCAGATCCTGTTTTTCCGCTGTGGCGGCGGCTATTTCGCTGTGCTTGGCATATTCGGCGCGCAGGTCGATCAGGGCGGAGGCGATGCTGCCGACTTCGAGCGCGACCTGCATCCAGCCCATCGTGCGCAGGATCGGGGCAAGCCGGCTGGCGGCGGCCCCCATCGCGGTGGTCGCTGCGCCCAGCGTGGTGGTGGCGCCGGTCGCCACGACGAGCTGCGCGGTGTAGGCGCGGGCGGCGCCGGCCGCCTTGACGGCGAGCGCGGCGAGCGCGACTTCGCCCGCGACGCCCGCAACGCTGGCGAGGGTATCGAGGTTGTTGGCGACCCCGCCAATGGCTTGGGCAACGGTGGCCGAAGCGCCGGTGGTCTTGTCGAGTTCGCCGAGGAACTGCGTCCAGTTCGTCGACAGGTCCGTGATGGCACGGCCGACGGTCAGCGGCAGCTTCGCGAACTCGGTGTCGATCGCCTGCGCTTGCGATTGCAGCGCCTTGATGACGACGTCGCTGGTGAGCTTGCCCTGCTCCGCCATTTTGCGCAGCGCGCCGAGCGGCACGCCGAGGCCGTCGGCGAGCGCCTTGGCGAGCCGCGGCGACTGCTCCATGATGCTGTTGAATTCTTCGCCGCGCAGCACACCGGACTGCAGCCCCTGGATGAGCTGCACGATTGCGGCGTCGGCGGCCTCGGCTGACTGCCCGGCCACCTGGTTGGCCTTGTTGATGGTTTCCGTGAGGTCGAGGACTTCGCTTTGCGAGACGCCGATTTCGCCGCCGGCCCGGGCAAGCGCAGCCAGCAGATTGGTGGTGTCGGCAAGCCCGGAGTGCGTCGCGCGGGCAATGTCTGCGGTCTGCTCGAGCGTGACGTTAAAGCCGGCCTGGCTGCTGTTGATGATGTTGATCCGCGCGCCAAGGTTGGCGTACAGATCGGCGGTGCGGCTGAGGTCGGCCGCGAGGCCGGGAAGCTGCGTGACGGCGAAAATGCCGCCGACCGCGGCGGCGACACCTTTGAGCTTGGTGCCGAGTTGGTCGCTGGCGGCGCCCACCTGGTGCATGCCGCCGATCGTGCCGTTCATCTCGGCTTTCAGCGCGGCGATGCGCTTTTGCCCGACGGCCCAGGCGCGATCGAAGTCGCTACCGGTGACTTTGGCGCTGGTCGACAACTGGACGAGGTCGCGGTTGATCGCGTTGATCTCGGCCTGGATCTGGTCGGCCGAGCGGATGCCGAGGCGCCCGAGCGCGGCGCCGGCCTGGTCGGCTGCGGTGCCGAGCGTCTTGAGCGCCGGGTTCGCTGCAGCCGCTGCGGTGCGCTCGGCTTCGAGGCGGGCGGTGGTGGCGACGAGGGCGGCGTCGAGGCGCTTTTGCTCTTCGGCGAGCTTGCCGGTGTTGACGCCGGCGGCTTGGGTTTCGGTGCGCGCGGCGGCGAGCGCGGCTTTCTGCTTGCCCCAGGCTTTTTCGGCGCTGTTGAGTTGGCGATTCGCGGCGGCAAGTTCTTTTTCCAGCAGGCGGATCGCTTCGCGGCCGGCGCCCGCGCCTTTGGCGTCGCCGAGCGCTTTGTCGAGCACCTGGACTTCGTGGCGGGCGTCGCGCACGGCGGCGTGGGCGGACTTGGCGGAGCCGATCGCGGCCTGCAGGCCGTCGATGCGCACTTGCTGCTGGCCGAGGGTGCGCAGTTCCTGCGCGAGCGCCTGGAACTTGGGCGCGGCGTCGCCGCCTTCGCGGGCGAGGGCTTCGACCTGATTCGCGAGCGCGGCCACGTCGGCCTGGCCGGTGGTCTGCGCGCTGATCGCGAGCGTTACTTCCTGGGTGTCGACGAGAGCCATGAGGGCGCCGGGAGAAGGTCAAGGCTCAAGCCCCCTGCCCTGCTGCGGCACGGAGGCTTTGGCCTTGGCCCTCGCTCAGACCATGAGGAATTCCATGTACTGGCTGAGCCCCGCGCCGAGGCGGGTGTCGTCTTTCAGTACGGTCATGTTCAGCTGCATTTCGGCGAACTCGTTGCCGATGCGGCTGAAACCGGAGGTCGGCGAAAACTTGATGCGGAAGTAGCGGCCGACGAACGGGTTGCCGGAGTCGACTTCGTTGAGGCCGTCGAACGTCATCTCGTATTCGGTGCCGGCATTGACCAGCGCCTGGATGATGTACTGCGGGTTGCGCGTGTAGCTGACGAGCAGCGGCAGGACGCTGTCGCCGACGAAAAGGCCGTCGCCGCCGGCGAGGAAGCGCACACCTTGCGGGGTGAGCGTGTAGTGCGTGTCGGCGGTGAGCGTGACGGGGCCGAGGTCGCGCCACGTGACAGTGCCGTCGACGACAGTGGCGCCAGCGGTCGTGGGCCACGTCGGGGCGACGCCGGCCGATTCGCCCGCGACGGTGCAGAGGTAGGCGCGCGCGGTGTCGAGGACGAGGTCGCCGACGGCGTAGGCGGTGGTGCCGGCCCACGCGGCGGTGGCGGCGATTTCGACGACGGGGGCGACGTCCGGGTCGGGCAGGTAGCGGAAGGTGACGCGCTCGCCGGACCAGGCGTCCTGCGCTTCGTCGACGATCGCTTGCGCCGCGAGGAGCTCGTGCGAGCCGCGCAGGCCGAGCGCCATCGTTTCAGGCTTGATGTCGTTGACGGTGAGTTCGGCGGTGATCGACGTGACCGGTTCGGAGACGTCGAGCTCGCCACCGCCGGCTTCCTGGAAGTCTTCACGCGACTGGCGGTCAGTTTCGATGGTTTCGGCGAGGCTGATGACGTTGCCGAGGCGGAATTTGCGGCCGGTGCCGTTGAGCGGGCGCAGGCTGACGTGGCCTTTGCCTTTGTAGCCGCGCGTGAGGGAAGTGCGTGCCATGTGAATGAGGCTCCTGCAGGGGTGGAGTGGATGCAGGAGGCAGTGTCAGGACTGCGGGGGTTTCGCGGCAGGGGACGGATGTCCGGGGGTGCTCGGGGCGGCGAGCTGTCAAGCGATCCTTGACAGCTCAGCGCAGGCGTTGCGGGAATCAGGGCGCAGCGAGGTTTTCCGTGTAGCCGACGCGGATCTTGACGGCGACGGTGACGATGCGGGCGCCGGGTTCGCGGGGAGCGATGGTGCGGCCGAGGTAGCGCAGCGTGACGGCGAGGCCGCCGAGGGTGATGTCGGCGCTGAAAATCGCGCGCTTGATGTCGGCGACGAGTTGGTGGCCGGCGACGTTGGGGGCGTCGGGGTTGCAGGCGGCGAACGCTTCGATGGTGAACGGCAGGCGGGCGATGAGGTCGGCGCCATCGCCGTCCGGGTGATCGCGCTGTTCTTCGATTTCGTCTTCGGGCTCGGCGATCGTGATGCACGGCACGTCGGCGGCGTCGAAGCTGGTGCGGCCGCGATAGACGGCGGCGCCGGCGTCCGTGGCGTAGCCGTTGGCGATGCGGATGGTCTGCAGGCGCGTGGCGATCGCGGCGGCGATGGTGTCGGCTTTGCTCATTTGCGGCTGCCTTTGAGTTCGTAGCGCAGCTGCGAAGCGTAGGCGTCAGCGAGCATGCGTTTGATGTCGGGGGCGGCCTCGACGCGCCAGCGGCGGAACAGCTGGTCCGGACTCGGGCCATATTTGTGTTCGATGTCGTCGCGGCCTTTGCCGGTGCGCACGAACACGCCGAAGCCGTTGCCGCCATCGACTTTGCCGGCGCGCAGCGGCAGCAGGAAACCGGCTTTTCGGCTGGTGCGCCCGCCCTGGCGGCTGATGCGGGTGCTGACGCCGGCCGCTTTACGGCCTTTGCCGATGCCGCGGCGCAGGTCGCCTTTGGCGCGCGGCGCGGGGGCGGTGATCTGTTTGGCATCGAAACGCGCCATGCGGATCGCGCGCATGCGCATGCGGATTGTGGCGACGGGCTTGTTCGGCCCGGCTTTGTCGGTGCGCATCTGGTCGCCGATGTAGGCCTGGGTGAGGTTGATCTGGCTCGAGATGTCGCGGCGCGCTTGCGTGGCGACTTGGGCGGCGACGGCATTGACGGCGCGGTAGCCGGCGCGCTCGGCGGCCTCAGGCGCGGCGCGCAGGCGGGCGGCGGCGGTTTTGAGCTGCGCGGCGCCGGTGATCTTCATGCTGCGGATTTACGCAGGATGCACTCGACGGTGTGGGCGTCGCCGCGCAGGATGCGGTCGATCTGCCAGGCCTGGCCGGCGACGGTGAGCGCGTCGCCCGGGCGCGGCGTCTGGCTGACGAGGAAGGTGCCGGTGGTGACGGTCTGCGCGACCTGGCCGTAGTCGCCGAGCAGTTCGACGTTTTCAGTGACGACGACGATCGCCGGCTCGCCGTCGCGCAAAACCGCCTCGTCGCCGAGGTGGGCGAAGAGGCGGTCGTGCATCCGCGCGAACGCGGCGGAGGTGCGGGACATCAGACCTTGGTGAGCTTGATGATGGCTTTCGGGCGGGTGCAGAGGCTGATCGGGTTGCTCTGCGCCTCGAGCAGCACGCCTTTGCCCATTTCCTTCGCTTCCTGCTTGGAGTAATACGGCAGGCCGATGGTGTTGGCGGCTTCGACGTAGTCGGCCGGGGCGTAGTGCGTGGCGAAGAGGTCGGGCACGCCTTCCGGAACCAGGTAGGCGTCGTCGTCGCCGACGAACTTCGTGGAGCCGACCTTGCCGCGGTAATTCACCCAGAACACGCCGCCGAACAGGAAGCCCGCGCGCGGGTCGTTGCGCAGGAATTCGCCTTCCAGCCAGCGCTCATAGGCGGCCTTGACTTTCGGGTGGTCGATGAAGGCGTCGAAGAACGCATCGCCGCAGTAGGCGCGGTAGCCCGTCGCGGTGGTGTTGCCGAGCGCGTCTTCGGACGTGCGCACGGCGGTGATGACCTTGCCGCGCACGTTGGTGCCGTCGGTGCCGAGCGCCATGCCGACCGAGTCCTGCGTGAGGCCGAACGTGTCGTAGATATCGACCAGTTCGGTGACGCCGTCGGAATCGAGCAGCGCGCCCTTGATCGCGCCGATGCGCTGGAATTCGACGGTGGCGTCGAGGTTGCGGCGCATCTTGGCGAGGCGCTTGTTGACGACGTTCTGGATCGTCTCGAGGTCGGTTTCGGAGCCGAACGCGCGCACGTTCTGGATCTCGTCGGCGAGGATCGTCGCGCGCTGCGGCAGGTGGATGGTGTTGAACGTGACGAGCTTGCGCTTGCTGCCCGCGACGTTCGCAGCGACCGAGCCACGTTCGCCGGCGGCGACCAGCGCGAGTGTGTCGCCGTCCTTTTCGACGGTGACGGCGGTCGTGGTGACGCCCTCTTCGGTGAAGAGGCCGTGCGCGCCGATCATGCCGGGAACGTGCGGCTGTTCGTTGATTGCGCGGGTGAGCGACGCCATGCTGAAAGCGTCGTCGTTGAAGATGTCCAAGCTGGGCATTTACGGATCTCCTGGGGGTTCTGCCCGCGCTCAGCGGACGATGATTTGCAGGGCTGCGAGGTCGGCGGTGCCGGTCGCGTCGAGCCCGGTGAGCAGGTCGCCATCGACTTCGGCGTGGCGCGCGATCAGCACGGCCGCGGTAGCGGCGCTGGTCGCATCCACCGGGGCGTAGAGGATGCCGGCGGCGGCGCCGAGGCCGGTCGTGGTGTCGTCGTTGTCGTACGGGCCGTATTCGCCGCTCGCGGTGACTTTGCCGAGCACTGTGCCGGCGACGAGGGCGCCGGAGCCGGAGGCGATGACGATGTTTTCACGCGAGAGGGAGCCGTTGCCTTCGGCGATGAGGAATTCCCCGGCCCGTTTCTGTTCTTGCAGCATGGTTGAATCTCCTGATTACGGTTTGCGGCGCAGCGCCCAGATGTCAGCGGTTTTCACAGCCGCCGGCGCTGCGGTCACGGGCGGCTTGCGGGTGCTCGGGTGCCCGTCGATATGCAGCGCATCGGCAGCATCGGCGCGGGCGTTGAGGAGGTCGGCGCGCACGTCGGCGAGCGATTTGCGGGCGCGGATGAAGCCGGGTGCGCGGTCGGCGGCGTCGGCGTAGGCGCACAGGTCGCGCACTTCGCGGGCCTCAGCAATCGCGGCTTGCGCCTGGGCGAGGTTGGTGATGCTGCCGTCGAGGAGCCACGCGGCGACGTAGTCGCCGAGGCCGTGGGCGACGGCGTGGGCGTTGATCTGCGCGGCGAACGTGGCCGAGGCGTCGGCCCCTGCCGGCTGCACTGCGGGCGGCGTCGGCGCAGGAGCGGCCGGCGCGGCGGGTGGATCACCTCCTTCGGAGGTTGCGGGTGCGGTGGCTTCGGCCTGGGCGCGCGCGAGGACGTCGGCGGGGATGTCGAGCGCGGCGGCGATGGCGGTCAGGGGACTGGCGGCAGTGGCGGTGGCGAGCTCGCCGGCGGCGATTTCGATGACGCGATCGGCGAAGCCGGCGGCGAGCGCTTCGCGGGCGGTCATCCAGGTGTCGGTGGCGATGAGCGCGGCGACTTCGTCGGCGGTCTTGCCGGTGCGCGCGCTGTAGGTCTCGACGATCGATGCGTTCAGCGCGCGAGTGGCGTCGTCGTCTTCGACTTCGTTGCCTTCGTCGTCGCGCAGCGTGACGCCGTGCACCATCATCGTCGAGTTGGCGTACATGTGGATTTCGTCGCCGGCCATCGCGACGATGCTGCCGGCGCTGGCGGCGACGCCTTCGACGACGGTGATGATGCGCGCCGGGTGGCGACGCAGTGCGTTGTGCATTGCCAGACCGTGGTCGAGCTTGCCGCCGAACGACGTGATGCGCACGGTGATCTGGTCGACGGCGCCGATGTTGGCGAGGTCGTAGTCGATCTGCTCGATGCTCTTGCCTTCCCACCAGTCGCCGATCTTGCCGCGCACCGCGATGGTGGCGGAGCGGCCGTCTTCGGCGAGGGCGATGGCGTACCAGGGTTTGCTGTTCATGGGGCAGTGGTCCTCAAGGTGTGGCGGCAGTGTCGGCGGTGGGGGCAGAGGGCGGCAGGGGACGGATGTCCGGGGGCGCCCGGCCGCAGTCAGGGGGCGGTCTTGAACGCGCCGGTGCTGTTGTAGAGGGTGACGACGGCGGCGACGGTGCGCTCGATCGCGGGCCACAGTTGTTCGAACGCGCCGATGCCGCCGGTGACGGTGCTGGCGGCGGCTTCGATGGTCTGGCGCAGGAGGGCGAGCTTGGCGGCGCCCTGCCCGCCTTCGGGGAGCGCGGCTTCGATGGCGCGGACGGCTTCGAGGATGAGGGGGAGCAGCGAGAGGATCAGCTTGAGGGTGTGCAGGACTTGCATGGAGGTCTCCGGGACGGGGGTGGAATCAGTCGTGGCAGGTGACGGTGAGCATGGCGCCGTCAAGGTTCGGGACGATCGCTGTCGGGCGGGTCGATGAGGTCGGGGAATGGCGGTCGATCAGCGGGAGGATGCCGGGGCGGCAGTCCCAGCTTGGTGGTCGTGGCGGTGGTGAGGTAGCCGTTGAGCAGGCCGAGCACAGCAGCGAGGCCGCCAGCAATCGCAGCGATGTCGTCATGGCTGATGCCCATCGGGTAGAGAACGAGCACGGCGCCGATCAGGGCGACGAGGACGTTGAGGGTGTTCTGGCGGGATTTCCAGCCGGCGGGGTCGGCGAGGCTGGCGCCGTGGCGGAGGGCTGCGAGCGCGGCGAGGAGCTTGTGCATCACAGGCCCCACCATAGGCGTGCCATTGCCCGTGCCCATGCGGCCCACAACGCGCCCTGCGCGGCGGCCAGATCCTCGACGATGCCGAGATGGTCGCGGGCGGCGACGGATCCTTTTTGACGGATCGGGATTACAGGTGCGAGCATGTCTAGGTCTCCTAAGCAATGACGGCGGCGGCCGCCTGGTGCAGTGCGATGCGCTCGGCGCGGCCGGTCTGCCCGCCGTTCACACGCTGCGTGATGGCGTCGAAATCGCCGGCGTCGGCGAGCGCGTTGAGGTCGCGCGAGGACCAGAACCCCGCGGCGGACAGGCAGGCCCATTTCGGCGTTTCGAGCAGGCCCGGATACGTGATGAAGTCTTCGCCGAGCGCAGCGGTCGCGGCCTGGTAGTTGGCGCGGCCGGTGATCTGGATGAGGCCGCGCCCGAGGTAGCGCTTGCCGTCGCCGGGTTCGGTGTTGCCGAGGTCGCGGCGGCCTTCGTAGCGGCGCTGCGCGGGCGTCGGGCCCCATATCTCGCGCACGTAGGCGAGCCGGGCGGATTCGTGGCCGATCTGTGCGAGGAAGGCGCGGATGCGCGCTGGGGTGACGATGCCTTCACTCCACATCGCGTCATCGAGGAACGGCGCGTAGGCGGTCGCGCGGACGATCGGGCAGCGGTACAGCGCGATGAGCTGCTGCGGCGTGACGAGCATCATGATTCGAGGTCTCGCACGCGCTGTTCGCCAATGCGTTTTGCCCAGGCGCGCACGGTGTCGACGCCAAGCAAGCCGACGGCGCTGCCAACCGCGACGCCGATCTCGCCAGCGACGCCGAATGCCTTACAGAGCGACGTTATGCCGAGCGCGATCGAACCGGACAGTGCGCATTCGAGCAGACGCTTGCCGATTGAGGGTTCGTCGTTGTCATACATCACGCGCAAGAACGCGACGACTGCACCGACGACGCCCGCCCGCATCGGTTCGGGTAGCGAATCCCACAGCACGCCCCACAGGCCGAGGTATTTTTCAGGCATCGGCCGGGCCTTTCGGGATTGGGGGCGCGATGCCGAGGCGGGTTTCGCGGGCGAGGTCTTCGGCGCGGTCGGCGTCGACTTGCTCGGCGTCGTCGCCGCGCTCGGCGATGATTTGGGAGCGGGACTTGAAACCGGCCTCCTTCTCCATTTTTTTTGCCTGAACGTCCTGCGTCGGGTGGATGTAGGGCCAGGCGTGGGGGGACCAGGTGCAGCGGGCGAAGTCCCTGCCCTGCTCGGGCGTGAGGAGGCCGGCGAGGACTGCGGCGCGGGCGACGGCGTCGCGGACGGGTTGGCAGAACATCGGGATGATGAGCTGCCACTGGTATTGCTCGCAGGTGCGGCGGAATTCGTTGATGACGATGCGCAGCGTGCGGTCGGAGACGTCGCGCACGTCGCCGGTCAGCAGCTCGTACGGCGTGCCGCTGCCGGAGGCGACGCCGAGGTGCTGCTGGCGCATGAAATCCGGGTAGTTCGCGCCGGCGTCGGGCGGGTCGGAAAACTTGACGTCTTCGCCGGGGGCGAGCTCCTGGCTGATGCCGGGTTCGAGCCCGATCATCGGTCCGCCGCTGCCCGGGTCCGTTTCGTAGGGCTGGCCGGTGGTGGGGTCGATCGCGGGCGCGCCGGTTTCCGGCGGGCGGGTGACGAAGACCGTATACAGGTTGGCGAGCTCCTGGCGGACGAGCACGGCGTCGTCAAAATTGCCGACGCTGCGCAGCTTGGGCAGCACCGCGGCGGACGCGGGAACGCCGCGCAGCGCGCCGGGGCGGTTGGGCTTGAAGAGGTGCCGCATCTCGGTGGCGGGCACGCGGTACAGGTCAGAATGGCTGACGGCGCTGGTCGGGCTGTCGCCGGGGTGCTCGCGGTAGCACCAGTAGGCGGCTCGGCGACCGATGCGGTCGAGCTCGATGCCGCTGCGGATGCGGCTGCCCGCGGGCAGGCCCGGCCAGGCGTCGGCGTCGAGTTGCGGGACGATGTCGGATTCGAGCAGCTGGATCTGCAGCGGCACGCGCAGGCCGTCGTCGGCGCGGCGCGGGCGAAAGCGGATGAACACTTCGCCGCTGGTGCGCCAGGCCTCGACGGCGAGCGTCTGCAGGCCGTAGAAGTCGAGCACGCCGTCGGCGTCGGCGGTCGCGCAGAAGTCGTTCCAGATCTCGGTGAAAAGCGCCTTGAGGGCCGGATCCTTGCTGTTCGGCCGGGCGATGATGCCGGTGCCGACGAGGTTGGTGCCCCACACGCGCTCGCTCGCGGCGCCCGCCCATTCGTTGCGGACGGCGTCGCGGCTGCGATTGCGGATGGTTTCCAGCCCGGCCGCAGCGCGGTTGGGGCCGCTGCTCGGGGCGCGCCAGCCGCGCATGCGCCGACCGTGGCCGGCGACGTCGTATTGCGCACGGGCGACGAGGCCATTGGCCGCCGGGACGACGGCCGCGGCCGCCTGGGCGACCGTGTTGCGGCTGCGCTTGCGGGCCATCAGTAGCCCCTCCCGCCGTGATAGAGCTTGACGGCGCGCACGCGCGAGGTGCCCGCTGCGGCGGCGTCCTCACGGGTCTTGATGCCGATCAGGTAGTCGCGCGCCTTGATGAGGTCGCCGGGGCTGTGGTATTCAACCCAGCGGCCGTCGCTCATGCGAACGGACTTTTCGCCGTTGGCGATGGCGCTGGTGAGGGCGTCGAGATCGGACTGTGAGACTGCCATTGCGCTATGCCGGGGTGGGGACCGGCACAGGATGGCGGGGGGATCAGCGGCGCGGCAGGGGACGGATGTCCGTGGTTAAATACGTATTCCTACGTATGCAGTGTACTTACTGCCCCTGATATATGGATTGGATTCCGACTCTCCTGAAACACCTTTCGATCGCGCGATCTGCGATGGGCGCGATCTTTGTGACGTCCGCGGTGCTCTATGTCGGCCCACGCATGGCGCGAGAATATGTCGACCCCGTCCCTAAGGAGTGGGCGTTTATTGTTGTTGGCGCCCTTGTTTTCTCCGCATTTCTGCTCCTTTCTTGGGCGTGCGCGGGCGCTTGGATGGCAGTCGCCAACAAATGGAAAGCGGCGTCGACATTGATTACATCTCGGTCGCTTTCTGACCTGGAGAGGTCCATACTTTTTGGGATGGGCGGCAACCCTACCAAACCACTGAACTTAGAGGATATTAACTATTTTGCGATGGGAATTTCTCGTCTCGAAGTCTTGCAAGCTGTGAGCGATTTAGCTCGTAAGGATTTGGTCCACCTAGGTTTATTCACGTCTGACCTAGTCTTTTTTACAGAAAAGGGCCGTGAGCGCGCTCTTGAACTTCAACGTGAATCCTCAGCATATAAAGGCTCGAAGTAGTTCACCAAACAAGAGCGACTTGGCGCTCTTGCCTCAGCCACGCCGGAGCGCTGTTTTGCGATTCGATGCGCTCAGCAATCACGGCCGCACGCTGCGCTGCCGTCGGCGGCAGGTAGGAGCCAAACCGGGATAGCGAGCCGCAATTTACCGCAGCGTTCGTGCTGTCCGCGCTCGCCAGCGGCAGGCGCGTGAAGATCTCGGGGTCGAGCATCCGAAGGCCATGAAGTCGCGCGGCGGGCCGGCCTCGCTCGTCGCAGATTGCGTCCATCGCCTCGCTCATCCGCGCCCACCATCTGGCGGTGCCAGGGGTAGCCCACTGGCCGGAACTGCCGAGGGCAACGGTGGACCACTTGTCGCAGAGGCGCGTGAGCCGGTCAATCGATTCGTGGAGGTGCCAGACTGGGACGCCGTATCGGCCAAGGTCGGCATCTTCAAACTTAGAAATGAGTGCATCGTTGGCTTGTTCATCGCCTTCAATCTCATCAGGGATAAGGGCCCATTCGAAGCCGGGGTGCTTACACCAGTCGCGCACCCACGCGAGATAGCCCGGCACGTCAAGCACTGCACCACGCTTCCAGACTGAGAAGGCGCCATTGTCGAAGATGAACGAGCGGCATACGTCAGCGACGATGCCCATGTCGTCCGGGCGAGTGAACGGCACGAGGGCGTCACGTCCTATCAGGAATCGAGCAGAGTCCTGACGTGTGCCACCCATCGGGGTGCCGTGGTATTTCTTCACTTGTTCACCGTTTTCACATCAACCCCGTCGTGCTGCGCCCTTGTCCGTCCGTTTATCGGGCACGCGGCGAAGAATCTGTGCGTGTAGGTGATCTTCATCTGCAACCCTTTGAATTCAGTTGTCAGGCGTCCGCCGGAACCGCTTGATCGAACACCATCGGCAGCAACCCGATCTCCTCGGCCTCGGCGCGGTAACGCCCGACCTGTTTGGTGCTGACGCCGACCAGGTCGGCGACGTCGCGCGCCCCCGCGCCGGCGCGCAGCAGGCCGGCGACGCGGCGGACGCGGCGCAGGCGGAGGTAGTCTTCGGCGTCGGCGAGGTCGAGCTGCTCGCGGGCGAACACGGCGGACAGGCGCTGCGCGGGTTCGAGGCCGAGGGCGCGGGCGATGACGTGGTCGGCGTCGAGAGTCTCGGGGACGTAGAGCCGGGTGCCGCCGAAGAGCGCGAGCAGGCGCAGGGTGGCGGTGGTGCCGATGGCGGCGCCGATGTCGTCGATGAGGTTCGTTTGCATTGTTGTGGCTCCCTGGTTATCGGCTGATGTAGGTGCTGCGGGCGGTGCGGCGCTGTGGGCGCGGTGCGGGCTTCGGGGTGGCGATCTGCGGCGGCAGGGGCGCGCGCGGCTGCGGTGCGGCGGCGATCGCGGCGGGCGACGGAGAAGGCTGGGCGCCCTGCTCTTGCGGCGACTGGTAGAGGTGCTGGCCCTCGGGCGTGGTGTGGATGTGGCCGGCGTCGAGGATGCGGCGCTCGTCCGTGTCCCAGTCGGCGCGGGCGTAGCGGTGCAGGCGCAGCTCGGGGTGGTGGGTGGCGGCGTAGGCATACACCCAGGTGTCGAGCGGCTCGTTGCGTGCGCCGGATTTCTTGCGGTAGCGGCCTTTCACCGGGTCGAAGGTTTCGGAGACGAGGCCGGCGAAGTAGCTGCGCTCGAGCACGTCCGGGAAGCGCACCCAGCGCTTGGCCTTGTCGGGCTGCTCGGCGTCGCTTGCCAAGCGGCGGAAGAACGTGTGCTTGATGGCGATGGTGCCGACCTGCCAGGTGCGCAGGCTGTCGTCGGCGGCGTCCGTCTTGCCCTTGTGATCGACGTCCTCGGTTTTCGGCCGGCCGAGCGGCAGGGCGTTGGTGGCCTTGGCGCCGTAGATCGCCATCGGACGGCGGATGAGGGCTTTGCGGACGAAATCTTTCACCGCCTGAGTGCGGTGGCCGCGGCCGTCGATCGCGGTGGCGCTGACGGGGAGCATCGCGCCGCAGGCGTGCTCGATCGGGCGGTTGAGCAGATCCGTGAGCTGCACCCAGACGTCTTCCTGCTGCGGGTCGCCCCACAGGACGACGTAGTCGATGACCCAGCACGTGAGTCCCCTGCCCCAGCCGATGATCTGGCATTCGAGGCGGTCGTCCTGGGTGTCGGTGCCGGCGGTGATCCAGATGACGCCGTGCGGGGCGACGCGCAGCGGATAGGGTTCGGCGCGCTCCTGCAGGATGTTGGACTTGACGGCCTTCAGGGACTTGTCTTCCCAGGGCTCGGCGAGGCGGTCGTTGACGAAGGTCTTGAGCTTGGCGGGGTCGCCCTGGGCGTCGAGCCAGTCCGCGGCGAGGTCGGCCCAGCGCGGACCCATGCCGATCTGGTAGTACAGGCAGTTGACGTGGTAGCCGCGGGGGGTGCGCTCGGGGTGCGCGGGCACCCAGCGGCCGGCGGCGATCATCACCGTCTTGTGGTGTTCGTCGATCATCGTGCCGCAGTCGCGGCAGACGTACCACGCCTGGGTGACGTTGCCGGCGGCGTCGCGCTGCCACTTGAGGCCGTCCCATTCGAGCGGCTGTTCGTGGCCGCAGTGCGGACACGGGACGTGGTAGCGGCGCTGGTCGGATTTTTCCCACAGCTCGCTGATGCGGCACAGGCCGCGCACGCCGGGGGTGGAGACGTACATCCGCTTGCCGCGATCGGGGAACGCGGAGGTGCGCCCTTCGAGCATCTTGAGCGGGTCGTCGCCGGTTTTGAGCGCGGTAGCGAACTCGGTGAGCTCGTCGACGAGGAGGTAGCGGACGGTGGTCTGCTTGAGGCGCGGCGCGCTGCCGGCGTGCTCGACGTACAGCTGTCCGCCGGCGAAATCCTTGAATTCCTTCTGGTTGGCGGCGTTGCGGCTGTTGGTGCTGGTGAGCGCCTCGCGCACGGCGGGCGTTTCTTCGATGAGTGGGTTGAGCTTTTGATTGACCCACTTGTTCATCGAGACTTCGCCCGGCAGGCACACCATGACCGGGCCCGGGGCCTGGTCCATGATGTAGCCGAGCGTGTTAGTCTCGACTTCGGACTTGCCGAACTGGATCGGGAACATCAGCGCCATGTCCTGCACGGCGCTGCGCACGCTCATGCAGTCCATCGGCTCGCGCAGCGGCGGGTTGGTGCTGGTGCGCCAGCGGCCCGGCTTGGGGCTGGACTTGCTGCTGAGCCAGCGCTTGGTGTCGGCCCATTCGGAGACGGTCATGGGCTTGCGCGGGGCGATCGCGCGCGAGACGGTGCCGAAGAGGCAGCCCGCCGAGGGGATCAGCGATTCGAGCGTGAAAGTCTCGGGCGCGGCCATGCTCAGGCCTCCTTGGCGCCGAGCTTGCCGATCTGCTCGGCGAGGTTGCCGAGGGCGTGCTCGATTTCCTCGGCCAGCAGCACGCGCACGCGCTGTTCGTCGGATTCGCCGGCGAGCACCGGGGCGATGCTGTCGGGCAGCGCCTCGAGTTCGGCGCGCAGCGTGACGAAGGCGTTGCTGACGACAGCGATCGCGTCGTCGCGGCGCAGGTATTCCTTCGCGTCTTCGGCGAGCTTGATCTCCTCGCGCAGCGCCGCGGCACGTTCCCGGCGGGACTTCCAGAGGTGGAAGTCGGGGCCTGCTGCGGCGTCGTCGTCCTCGGCGGCGTCTTCGGCGCCCTCCCCGGCCTCGATGCGAGCCGGGGCGGCGATCGCCAGCTCGGCGCCCCGCGTGGCGGCGTGGCGGTCGGCGACGGCTTTCATCGCCGGGTCGCGGGTCGCTTCGATGCGGGCAATGGATTCGGCGACGCGCACGGCCTTGCCGTCGTCGCTGAGGACGAGCCGACCGGACTTGCGCAGCTCGGTGACGTAGCTGGGGCGGCAGCCGATGATCGCGGCGAAGGCTTTGAAGGGGGCGGTGGCAGGGAGGGTCATGGGCACCTCAGAACGGCACGTCAAAGTAAAGGCCGAACTTCTCTTCGCCCAGCTTTTCCACCACGTCTGCAATCCATTCCAGCCGCTCGGCGGTGACGCGCGAAACGCCTGCGTACCTGCGCGCCATGCCGCGCACCTCGTAGAGCGCATCCCTCGCCTCGTTTTCCGTTGCGGACTGCATGAAGTCCCGCACGCCCTCTTCGCTTTCCTGCCAGGTCTTGCAGTGGCTACGCTTCATCTCGGCCCACTCCCTTTGTTCCGTGCCCACTCTACGTCCGCCATGCGGGTTTCAGCCGCCGCAGACAGTACCGGCGCCACGCCGCGCTGTTCGAGGCTGCCCACGGGCCCGATACGCGCCCCGCCGAGGCCGTCGATGAGACCGCGCTGGTGCAGGGCCTTGGCAAAGGCGTGGAACTCTGGCAGCTCGGTGCGAAGCCGGGCGTTGAATTCGCCGACATTGTCGGCAGCGCAGACGAGGTGTTCTTCCACCTTTCTCCTCCTCTTTTCTTTCTGTGCGGTATGTGCGGAATAGGTGTACGGATGCCGCACAGACGAAACCCGCGTGGATGCTGGGGTGTGCGGCATGTGCGGCATGTGCGGCATGGTTCGCGCACACATGAGAGATGCGTGCGCGTCCTGCAGGGCGGTTGCGGCGCGGCTCGCGTGTACACGTGCGCGGGAGATGCCGCACATGCCGCACAACCCAATAACGGCACGGGTTTGATGCCGCACAGACGATGCCGCACATATCCGCACATGCCGCACAGCGAGGGGCGACTCGGGGCGACGATCAGGCATTGGCCGCACCTTTGTAGTCCTTGACCGCGTTGCGGAAGGCGATGGCGTGCTTGCCGATCCAGGTTCGCTCGTCTTCGGCGGGCGGCTTCTCGGGGGCGACGAGGATTCGGGTCCTGTCCGGCTGCTCGCGGTATTCCGGGATGAAGCAGACGCCGTGCGGGCCCATCACCTTGCCGTCGGCGCCGAGGTAGCGCTTGCGGGCGCATTCGATGCGGTGCTTCTTCTCGAGGGCGTTGATGAGCCGCGGCATGGGCGCCGGCTTGACGTTGATGCGGTTGCACCAGGTGCGGTAGGCGTCGAACACGTCAGTGGCAATGGCGACGACGCCGGGCTTGATGCCTTCGATCGCGCCGGCGACGAACTCGCGGTAGAACCGCGTGGTGCTGTCGAGGGCGAGGTCTTGCAGGGCCGCCTTTGAGGCCGTCATCGGCGGTTTGGTGTGGGGGGTGAAGTCGCCGAGCGGTAGATCAAGCAGGTGGGCGTGCAGGGCGGCGATGCCGCCTTCTTCGATCTCCCTTTTCACCGCGCGATAGAAGTCTTCCGGCTGAGGGGCGTAGGGCGTTCTGACTACCAGATGCCGGCGGTCGTCGTCCTCAAGGACGATCGGCATTTCCTCGTTGGAGTTGAAGACGATGTTGACATGGTTCTTCTCCTCGTATGCGTTGACGAACTTGGGGTCGACGTACACGGTTTCGCCGGTGACGAGTTCCTTGAGCGCGTTCTTGACCTGGTAGAGCTCCTGCCGGGCGACGACTTCTTCGGCAAGGATGAAGAGCCGGCTGGCGAGCCAGGTGTTGCGGTGGTTCTCGATCGCGGCCTGGTTGATGGTGAGGCCGTAGGGGCCGTAGATGCTCGAGATGGCCTTGAAGAACTGCGACTTGCCCGTGCCCTGCGGTCCGTGCATGACGACCGCGCTTTGCATTTTGGCGCCCGGGCGCTGGATCGGATACGCCAGCCACTTCATCAACCACTGGTAGACGGCGTCGGCGTTCTCCTCTGCACTGCAGAGGTAGGCGAGGAGATCGATGAGCATCTCGCAGCAGCCCGCCTTTGGCTTTGTCGGCCAGCCGGCATAGGTGTTGCAGGTGATCTTGCGATCCTTCTCGGTCGGGTCGAAGCCGACGTTGTCCAGGCGAACAATGGCCTTGGTCGGGTGCTCCATCCATCGCCGGTGCAATTCGCGGCTGATGCAGATGTTCCGCATGCCCGCGAGCGGGACGATCATCCGCTCTTGGCGATCGAAGACGGCTTCCTTCTCGCCGTAGATCAGGGCGAAGCGCTCGAGCAGCTCGTCGAGGGTCTCGATCGGCCGCAGGGCGGGTTTCCCCTCTCCCCCAGGTTGAGGAGCAGCGGCGGCCGAGGTGGGGGCTTGCCACCCGACGGTGCGCAGGGCTTCTTCGACCTGCGCGCGGACGATGGGGAGGCCTTCGGCCAGGTGCAGGTCGTTGTAGTCGGTGATCTTGTGGCCCTGGGCCTGGAACTTGGCCCAGCGACCCTCTTCGTCGACGAACTTCGCCGCGACGTGGCGACCGCCGACCGCAACGGCGGCGGACGATGCGCGGGTCACGCCGGCGTTTTCGCAGCGGTGCGGCTTGCTGCAGGCGGGGCAGTCGGCGCCGTCGGCGATCCGAACCGGGGCGCGGCATTCGCGGCAGTGGCCGAACGAGTCGTCGTCGGCGCAAACGAGGATCTTCGCGCGCGGGTAGCGCTTGTGCAGCGCCTCGGCGACGGGCAGGAGGTTGCCGGCGTCGAAGGCGACCGCGACCGGCAGGCCGGTGGCTTCGTGGAGGCTCGCGGCGGTGGCGTAGCCTTCGGCGAGCAGCACGATCCACGTCGGCATGCCGATGAGGTGGAAGTGGCCGCGCTTCTCGATACCGGCCGGCCAGAATTCCTTGTCGCGCTCGATGCGCTTGATGCGGTCCGCGTGCAGCGCGCGCGAGAGGATGAACTGCAGGCCATGCACGCGGCCGGCCGCATCCATCATCGGGATGCACATCGCGCTACCAATGGGCGTGGTGTAGGGCTTGCCCTGGTTGCCGTCCCACTCGAGCACGGCGCCGGCCGGGGCGAACCGCACGCCGTGGGCGCGGACGCCCTTGCGCGTGAGGTAGTCGATCTCGCCTTCGACCTGGCATTCGCGCCACTTCGCTTCGGCCTGCTCGGCGGCCCGGGCGGCGTCGGCGCGGCGCGCAGCATCGGCACGGCGGCGGTCTTCGGCGAGGCGAGCGCGGATCGCGGCCTTCTGGTCGTCGGTCAGCGAGCGTTTGGCGAGGGTGAGCTTCTGCGTGCCGTTGTCGTCGCCGCGCCAGATTCCGTAGGAGCCGACGAGGACCGTGTCGCCCCCGTCGAGCACGAGCTCGTGCACCGAGTACCAGCCGCGCTTTTCGCGGTCGCCCTCGACTTTGCAGCGCTGCATCTTGCCGACCACCAGGTGATCGAACTGCAGCCCCGCGCCGACGAGCTGGGTCATCACGTCATCGTAGTTCGTCGCCATCAGGCAGCCACCCGCATTTCAGTAGTTGCCCGCACCGCTACCTACCCCGAAAACTTGCCTCTCCGTACCCTTGTGTGCCGCTGATCCCCAGGGGCCCCCGTCCGGCAAATCGCCGTTCGACCGCGACCCATGCGGGAAACTGAAATCGAACCGAGATCGCGTCGCACCTCTCACCACAGGGGAGATGGGGCTCATCGGGCGGCCCTCCTGCGCAACTCCCAGTCGTCACGGCAGTCGGCATCGCAGAACGCCGCGCCCTCGATCACCTCTTCGCAGTTGTGGCACAGACCGCACGCGACCGGCTCGTGTGACGTGCGCGAGCGCGCGGCTTCGATGGCGCGCGCCGTCTCCTGTTGCTCCCGCTCCGCGGCGAGGTCGGCGAAATCGGCCATGGGTTATCTCACTCGGCTAATCAGATGCGCGGCGAACGCCACGACGTTGAACAGCGCCTCGCGCGCCTCAGTGCGCTCGGTTGCCGACAGCCGGCGCCCGGCCTGCATCCGCGCCAGTGTCGGGCGTAGCTCGCGTTGCACCAGGCCGCCAAGCGCCGCGAACGCCTCGGCGTCATCGGCCGGCGCCCCGACCGCCTTGGCCTTCGGCGAACGCGGGATCGTCACGCAATCCGCCAGCGCTGCAACCTCGGCCACCGCCTCGCGGCTCTGCAGCGTCTCGATCACCTGCAGGAACGCATGCACCGTTGGCGCATGGTCGTAACTCGTCGGCCCGAACTGATGCCGCAGCGACTGCGCGTTGCGATCGAGCAGCACCGCCAGCTCGTTGATGCCGCTGTGGATACCCGGCGTGCAAAACCGCTTCATCGCGCGGTGCAGCGCCTCCATCACCGGCGCGAAATCCACCTTGAGCAGCTCGCTGTGCGACTGCGGCCCACCATCATCGATCAGCATCAAAGGGTCCTACGGGGTGCAGGCAGACCTGCATACGATGCAGGCCTGCACAGCGACAAAAGGGAGGCGCGCCCCATGCGATTAGAATCGAGTTTCCACACCATCATCATCACCACAGGAGCACACCATGAACAAACCGGAAAGCGAGAGGCTACTGGCCTTATTCGCCATCGCCCTCGTCAATCACTTGCCGCCGGATCTTTCCGCGCGGGTTGCCGCGCAACTCGACGAACTCGGGATGCTTGCAGCGCAGGACGGCGACACCAGCGTCGGAACATCCGCCAGAGAGCTTGCGAGCTTGCTGGCTGGAACGCTGGAGATGACGCGGCAAAATCGCCGCCGACACGCTCAACTTCAACGGCGGGCGGCGCAACGTGCTGCCGCTCGTCGGACAGAAACACCAGCTTCGAATACTTTTCGCTCATCTCAATTTCCTCCATCACGCCGATCAATGGCCCGGCGGTCGGCCTTGTGCTGCTCGCCACGTATCGGGCGGCGCGCCCCATGCGGATAGAATCGAAGCTCTCACACAACATATTCATCACCACAGGAGCGCGCCATGAACTCAAAGGTTGTCCGACTCACGGGAATGGTCTGGTACAAGCCGGAACATTACGACGCTGTCCTTCGGGTCATGTCCGACAGCAAGCAGCTCCCCAGAACGTTCCACGAATGGCGGATGAAAGCCGAGACCGGCGAGAAGGTTCGCCGACGCGACGGGGAGATCGTGGTGCGCGCCTTCATCGACCCCGAAACGTTTCCCGACTGGTGTCGGGCGCGCGGCCTGAATATCGATGCCAAGGCACGCAATCTCTTCGCCGCGCTCGTTGCGAAAGAAACAGCAGAGCGCAGCCATGGAGAAGTCGGCGGTATCCACTGA